TTCCCATTCTATAATCAAAATGGAGTATCGGGCATTCCAACCTCTTCTTATGTGATGAGGAATATACCACTGAAGTATAAAGACTATATTGCTTAAAATCTAAATAACTAGTAAAAGGTCAATTAACCAATGGCAAAGTTAGGAATAAATACAGGTTCTGCCGCTAATGATGGAACAGGCGATGGCTTGAGATTAGGTGGCGGAAAAGTTAATGCCAATTTTGATGAAATTTACTCTGCTATAGGTGATGGTACTACTTTAAGAATTGGTACGGGAAGTACTTGTGCTATAACTGTCGGAGAATCTCAAGTTGGAATTGGTAGTCAAATTCCTGCTTATATGTTAGATGTAAGAGGTGGAATAGGTGCTACAAATATTAGTATAAGTGGTATTGCTACTGTTGTAGATCTTCGTGGTGTTACTGCTATAGATGCTACCACAACAGCAACCATTGAAGCTGCAACAGCAGGAATGCCTAATGAATTTGAATATATTAATGTTACTGGAATGGGTACCATTGCTAATTTCAGGTCAGGAATTAGTACTATTACAACATCTGTAGAAGTAGGTACTGCAGTAACACTTGCTGCTAGTGGAATTAATGTAGCAGGTGTTTCTACTTTAGCTGGATCCGTGACTATGGACTCTGCTGTAGTTGGATCAGCAGTAACTATTGCGCCTACTGGTGTTAATGTTGCAGGTGTTTCAACATTTGCTGGTACTGTAAGTGCTCAAGGTCTTACTTCTCCAACTGTTACTGCCACAACATCAACTCTTGTAGGTTCTGCTGTTACTACAGATTCTGAAGGTATTAGAGTTGCTGGTGTTGTAACTGCCACTAGTTTTGTTGGTGATCTTACTGGTAATGTTGTTGGTGATCTTACTGGTAATGTTGTTGGTGATGTACAAGTAGGAACTTCTCTTACTGCTTATTCTCACGGATTAGTGAGTGTCGGCATTGTAACTGCACAAGGTGGATTCATTACTGGTTCTGGCACAACAGCAGTCCAAATGTCAATATCTGGAAACAATCTCCTCTTTACTGTTGTGGGAATAGGTACAACCCACTTAGTTCTCGTACCATAAATAACTAAAAAATTATAAAAAATGGCCGCAATTATAACCGACCAAATTAGAATTTTGAACGCAAGGAATTTTCTTGCTGGAATAACCACGACAGATAATTCGTATTATTCTTTTATGGGTCTACCAAATTCTACGGATATTCAATCAGATTGGGATAATGACCCACCTTCTCCCATTGATAGTTTTGATGAGGAAAGTGAATATTGGGAAACTATAATTGCAATTAAGAAAATTGCATCTGGAGATGTTAAACTAGTAGTTCCAAAACTTACTTGGAAATCTGGTAATACTTATGACATGTATCGTCATGATTATAGCGTTTCCAATACTGCTCCAGTATCAGGTGCAACTAATTTGTATGGTGCATCATATTTTGTTATTAATAGCGACTATAGAGTTTATATTTGCTTACAAAATGGAACAGCACCAGAAACTCCAAATGGAAGTCCTTCACTAGATGAACCAAAATTTGTTGATTTAGAACCAAGAGCGGCTGGTTCTAGTGCTGATGGATATTTTTGGAAATATCTTTATACTATTAGTCCTTCGGATATTGTCAAATTCGATTCTACTAATTTTCTTCCAGTTCCAAATGATTGGGAGACTTCAGATACTTATAGTGCAGTTCGTAATAATGCTGTTAGTGGTTCTCTTAAAACAGTTGTTATTAAAAATAGAGGAATATCTGTTGGAACTGCTAGTGTAGTTTATACAAGAGTTCCAATTAATGGCGATGGAACGGGAGCAGAATGCACTGTTTCTATTAATAATGATTCTCAAGTAGATTCTGTGGTCATATCAAATCAAGGATCTGGATATACTTACGGAAATGTTGATTTGGTTGCAGGAGGAGTTCCTACAGGTACTACTAGACCAATATTTGATGTTATTATTCCACCACAAGGTGGTCATGGATATGATATCTTTAGGGAACTTGGTACAAGAAATGTTCTATTATATTCTAGATTTGAGAATGATATTCAAAACCCAGATTTTATTACTGGAAACCAAATTTCCAGAGTTGGTCTTATAGAAAATCCAAGATCCTTTGGTTCAACTGCAATTTTAGCACTTGATAAAGCAAGTGCAGTACAGGGGCTTAGATTAACTGGTATTGGTTATAGTTCGGCAACTTTTGAGTCTGATTCTTTTGTTACTCAAACAGTTTCTACCGGTACAACTGCTGTTGCAAAAGTTGTTAATTATGATCAAGCAACAGGAGTTTTAAAAGTCTGGCAAGATAGATCGATGTCAGGTTTTAATACTGTTGGTGTTGCAATAACAAATCCCGAATTTGGATTTGTTCAGAATGAATTTTCATCATCTCCTGGAACTGGTGGATCATTAAAAATTGTTGGAGGATCTGTTAGTGAGGAATTGACTATTGATAGCACCTTTACCGGTGTTTCTACTGTAATAAATAATAGAACCTATTACCTTGGTCAATCTTTTGTAAGTGGAATTGCAGATCCAGAAGTTGCAAAAGATTCTGGAAATATAATTTATGTTGACAACAGACCATCAGTTACACGATCTGCTAATCAAAAAGAGGATATCAAGGTCATATTGCAGTTCTAAAGAATTATGTCACAAATAACAAATTTAAATGTTTCACCATATTATGATGATTTTGATCCGACTGACAATTATCATAAGGTACTATTTAAACCTGGATATCCTGTCCAAGCTAGAGAATTAACTAGTTTACAGTCAATATTACAAAATCAAGTTGAAAGATTTGGACAACACTTCTTTAAAGAAGGTGCTAAAGTAATACCTGGAAATACTGCATATAATAGAAATTATAGTGCTATTGAACTTAATAATACTTATCAAGGTGTTCCTGTAGATGCTTATGCTGACCAATTAATTGGATTAAAAATTACTGGTCAGACAAGTGGAGTAACTGCCAATGTAGATAATGTTTTAATATCTGATGACTCTGAAAGAGGTAATACAACATTATATGTAAATTATCTAGCTTCAAGTAATCAGGATAATGAGACGCAAACTTTCATAGATGGAGAATCATTATTTGCTGAAGAGGCGATTTTGAGTGGTCTTCTTGGCAATAGTTCAATTGCTGCAGGAGAAACTTTTGCAATTACTGTCGCTAATGAGGCTGCTTCAGTTGGCGCTGCTTTTTCAGTAGTTGATGGAGTTTATTTTATTAGAGGACAATTTGTAAATGTAGATAGTGAAACATTAATTTTAGACCAATATGCTAATACACCATCATATAGAATTGGTCTCTATGTTAATGAGGAAATTATTACGTCTGATCAGGATGAAACCTTAACAGATAATGCAACTGGATATAATAATTATGCAGCACCAGGTGCGGATAGACTTAGAGTATCCGTATCTCTTTTCAAAAAAGCAATTTCTGATGTAAATGATAATAATTTCGTTGAATTAGCAATTGTTGAAAATGGTATATTAAGAGCAAAGAAAGAAACAAGTTCATATTCTATAGTTAATGATGAATTAGCAAGAAGAACTTATGCAGAATCTGGAGATTATTGTGTAACTCCTTTTGACGTTCAGGTTAGAGAATCTTTAAATGATGGAATAGGCAATAATGGAGTTTTGGAAGAAGGTCAACTTACTTCTGCAGGTTCTCCTGCTGCTAGTGATTTAGCACTTTATCAGATTTCTCCAGGTAAAGCTTTTGTTAAAGGATATGAAATTGAAACTATTACCTCAACAAATGGTGATTGTCCGAAACCAAGAGAAACAAAAACTATTGAAAATGAAGCAGTATTCTACAATACTGGATCTACATTAAGATTGAATAGAACTTTTGGAACTCCTCTTGTAGGAATTGGTAATACTTATGTTCTCAGTCTTAGAGATCGTCCAGTAGGGGCAGCCCAGTTTACTTCTGCAGGAAATGAAATTGGAGTAGCAAGAGTTTATGATTATAGATTGGAATCCGGATCATATAATACTACAAATGATGATATTAATGAATGGAATCTTTCTTTGTATGATGTTCAAACTATTACTAAAGTTACATTAAATCAACCTATCACATTAACTACTCCAGTAGTAATTAAGGGGCAAAACAGTGATGCAGTTGCATATCTTAAGGATAATGTACTTGGTACTAATGTTCTTAATCTTTATGATAATTCTGGAACTTTCATGTTAAATGAAACTTTCAGCTTTAATGGAGTTGATAATGGAAGAGTTGCAACTGCTATTACTAGTTATGAACTATCTGATGTTTCATCTGTACATGGAAATATTGGTGGAGTTGTTGGTGTAGGAACTACATTTAGTGCTAATGTTATTCAACATAATAAATTTACGGTTGGTGTTGCAACTTTCACTGGTGTTGATAATAATGGAATAAGTACAGTAACTTCTTCATTTGATGGTTTTCCCAATCGACTTTATGAAGGTAATTTAATTGAATTTAATGGTTACGTATATCTTGGTGGTGGGGCTGTAGGGTATTCCGTTCCTTCGCGTGTCAGAGTTGTAAGTGTAGGGTCTAGTACAATAACAGTTACAGGAGTTACTACTGTTAGTGAACTTTATGATGGTGGAATTCCAAGTTTGCCATTCCAGGTGCGAGATCTTAAAGTACTACAGTCAAATTTAGATTCTTCTAGTGATAATACACTTTATACAACATTACCAAGAGCAGATGTAGCTACAATAAATCTTGAAGATTCTTATCTTAATATAAGAAAATCTGTTACTGTATCAATTTCAGGAAACCAATTAGGATCATCTGTTCTTGCGGGAACAAATGAAACTTTCTTACCATTTACTGAAGAAAGATATTCTCTAATAAGATCGGACGGAACTACGGAATCTTTAACTAGAGATCAGTTTTCTTTTCCTGGAGCATCTACAGAACTTCAAATTTATAATTTGGGAGCAAATGATTCTGCAGCAAGATTGACTTATACTCTGAAAAAGAGTAAACCTCAGTATAAGAAAAAGAGAAAAAATAGAGTTAATTCAATTATAATTGACAAATCACTTAATGAAGGATCTGGTTCAGGTTATGGAACACTTGATGATGGATTAACCTATGGAAATTATCCATATGGAACAAGAGTTCAGGATGAAAAAATTTCTTTAAATGTTCCTGATATAGTTAATATTCATGGAATTTATGAATCCACTGACGTTACTGAACCTTCTGCTCCTACAGTTATTTTATCGTCAATTTCTGGGCCAGCTAATGATACTTCAGACCTTATAGTTGGTGAGCAGATTAAAGGTGTGAATAGTGGTGCTATTGCTATTGTTGCACAAAAACTCACTTCTTCTCAAATTCAATTTATTCCAAAGAATTCTAATGATTTTAGAGAAGGTGAAGTTGTAGAATTTTTAGAATCAAAAATTCAAGCAACAGTTTCTACTTTAGCAGATTCTAGTTTTAATATTTCAAAGCATTTTACATTTAATGCGGGTCAGCGTGGATCTTTCTATGATTATGGATCAATTTCTAGAAAATCTGAATTTAATGCACCAACAAATCAATTAAAGATTTATTTTTCAAATGGTTATTTTGATTCTAGTGATGAAGGTGATATAACAACTGTAGATTCATATAGCGAATCATTTGATTACGTTAAAGAGATTAAAACTGTAAATGGTGAGAGAGTAACTGATATAATTGATATTAGACCAAAAGTTTCTAATTATACAGTAGAAACTGGTGCAAGATCACCTTTTGAATTTTATGGAAGAACCTTTAATCAAACTGGAAACAATTCTCCGAATATTTTAGCATCTAATGAGTCTCTTAATTTTACTTATTCATTCTACTTACCAAGAGTAGATAGAATTTTCCTCACCAAAGATGGTAAATTCCAAATTCAATATGGAGACCCTGCAGAAGCACCAGAAGCACCAGTATCTATTGAAAATGCAATAGAAATTGCAAGAGTAGATTTGCCACCATATCTTTATCATCCATCTCAAGCTTCAATTGATTTTATGGAGCATAAGAGATATAGGATGCGTGATATTAGGCAACTTGAAAAAAGAATTCAAAACCTTGAATATTATACTTCACTATCTTTACTTGAAACAAACACTGCTAATATGTTTGTTCCTGATAGTCAAGGATTGAATAGATTTAAGTCTGGATTCTTTGTTGATAATTTTACTAGTGTAAGAGCACAAGAAAATGGTCTTCCTTATAAGAATAGCGTTGATATTACAAATAAAACATTAAAACCACAACATTATACAAATTCAATTGACCTTATTCAGGGTCCAGTTATTAATACTGATCCTGATGCAGATTTAGCATTTTCTGCTCCAGAAGGAATTAATGTAAGAAAAACATCCGATGTAATTACTCTTGATTATGCTGAAGTTGAATGGCTTAAACAAAATTTTGCAACAAGAACTGAAAGTGTAACTCCATTTTTGGTAAGTTTCTGGCAAGGTTCACTTACATTAACTCCCGCAACTGATACTTGGATTGATACTACTAGACTAGAAGCTAAGATCATTAAAGCAGAAGGTGATTATAAAGAAACCATGCGTGAAATGGTTGAAACTGAAAATGTTGATCCTCAAACTGGATTTGCTCCTACTGTTTGGAATGCATGGGAAACTAATTGGACTGGTCAGGATGTTGTTCAAACAAAACGTACTAGAATTCAGCTATCTAGTGCTAGGAGCGGTACATTCAGAGGTCGGGGCGGCCGCCGGGGATTTGGTGTTAGGTTCTGGACACAAGATACAATAGTAGAAGAGACACTAAGAGAAGTTAGAGACACTGGTGTAAGATCAAGATCTGGGTCAAGAAAAATTGTCACAGAACAATGGGATAATGAATCAGTTGGAGATAGGACTGTAAGCAGAGATGCTATTCCTTTTATGAGATCAAGGAATATTCAGTTTGTTAACAAAAAGGTTAAACCTCTTACAAGATTGTATGCATTCTTTGATGGAAAAAATGTAAGTAAGTATTGTGTTCCAAAACTTCTTGAAATTTCTATGGATTCTGGTACATTTGAAGTTGGAGAAACTGTAATAGGAACAGTTAATGATACTGGTACTGGACCAGAAAATAAAGCAGCAAGACCTGGAATTACTTTTAGAGTTGCTCAATCAAATCATAGAGCAGGAGAATACAATATTCCATCTGAAACATATGTTAGGAATCCATATACTTCGCAGGTACTTTCGGAGTCATATTCTTCCACATCAAATATTTTGAATGTTGATACCTATTCATTACAAGAGCAAGCCCAAGGCGATTATTTTGGTTATGTTGAAACTGGAATGACTTTTACTGGTCAAACTAGTGGTGCTCAAGCAACACTTTCAAATCATAGATTAATATCTGATATATCTGCAGATCTAAGTGGTAGTTTCTTTATTCCTAACCCAAATATTGATACCAATCCAAGATTTGAAGCTGGAACAAAGATGCTGACTTTTGTTAATGATGAAGCAAATAATCAGGAAACTGCATCCACAATTTCTGAGGAAGGATTTACTGCCACAGGAACCATGGAAACGGTTCAAGAGAATATTATTTCGGTAAGAAATGCAAGAATTCAGAATAAACTTGAATTTGAAGAGCATGCAGTTAATAGAACAACTGGAATGCAGGTTATTTCCACAAGATCTACAGGATTTAATAAAAGATTAGTTGTTCAACAATGGTATGATCCACTTGCACAATCGTTCTTGGTTGATGAGGAGACTGGAATTTTTGTTACAAGATGTGATCTATTCTTTAGATCTAAAGATGATGCTGATATTCCAGTAACTGTTCAGATTAGAACAATGAATGGTGGAACACCAACACAAAAAATTGTTCCATTTGGAGAAACTATTCTAAATCCAGATCAAATTAATATTTCTGGAGATGGATCTATCGCAACTGCAGTTACTTTTGATTCTCCAGTTTATCTTGACGGAAATACTGAGTATGCGATTTGTGTAGCATCAAACTCAACTAAGTATAGTGTTTATATTTCTAGGATTGGTGAGACTGATCTTTTGACAGATGCGTTTATTTCAAACCAACCTTATCTAGGATCACTCTTTAAGTCTCAGAACTCTTCTACATGGGAACCAAGTCAGTGGGAAGATCTGAAATTTGTTCTTTATAGAGCAGATTTTGTTGATAGTGGTTCTGTAGAATTCTATAATCCAGCATTGGGTAAAGGAAATGGACAAATTCCAAGGTTAATGTCCGATTCCTTGTTTATGAATTCAAGAAAAGTAAGAGTTGGTCTTTCTACAACAATTAATGATCCCGATTTAAAACCGGGTGTTATTGTGAGTCAAATGAATAATAATGCAACTGGCAATTATGTTGGAGCTGCTGGAAGTCTGATTGGAAGTCTTACTGTTACTAATTCTGGAATTGGATATACTGGACCATTTACTTATAATGGAGTCAATTTGACAACAATTACTGGGTCTGGTAGAAATGCAACTGCTAATATTCAAGTTAAGAATGACGGAACAGTTGGATTTGCCTCAATTTTAAATGGTGGAACTGGATACCTAATTGGTGATACTCTTGGAGTAACTACTATCGGAACCAATAATCTTGGTACTGCATTGAGGATATCTGCTACATCAATTGGAAGTACAAGTGAATTGGTTATTGAAAATGTTCAGGGACAATTTGTTTCTGCTGGAGTTGCAAATACTGTTCAGTTTATCAATTCATCAGGAATTACTACTGACTTGAATTGGGTAAGTAGTGGATCAACAATGTCACATATGTCTGATGTTGGTGGAGTTCAGTTTAATGATTTGGTTGTTGTGAATGATGGTTTACATATAAAGGTAAATCATAGAAATCATGGAATGTATTCTTCTGATAATTTGGTTGCAATATCTGATGTAATATCTAATATAAAACCAACGAAATTGACAGAGGCTTATACTTCAGACAATACTGGACCACTATCTGTTGACTCCAATGCTAATTTCCAATCATTTGAAAATATTGGAATTGGTACTACTAATTCTGGTTATATAAAAATTGGTAATGAAATTATTGGATACACTACAACTGGTACTGGTTCTGGATCTTTGGGTGGAATAATTACAAGAGGTAGCAATCCAAAGAATTATGCTGTAGGAACTCCTGTTTATAAGTATGAGTTAAATGGAATTTCACTTAAGAGAATTAATAAAACACATGATCTAAGTGATGTAACGGTTTCTAATCCAATTACATTTGATTCTTACAACATTAAAGTTGGAATGAATACTGATGGTACTGATAGAACTACTTCTTCTGGATGGCCAAAACTTTATAATAAGAGTACAAAGTCCTCTGGTGGAAATGATATTAGAGCAACGCAAAATATGCCTTTTGAAATCATTACACCAATGGTTCAAAATGTTACCGTTCCTGGAACAACTTTGACCGGCATGATTAGAACAGTGAGTGGAAAGAGTATTAGTGGAAATGAAATTCCTTTCGTTGATAAAGGATGGGAAACAGTAGCACTTAATGCTCAGAATTTTGTAGATACTCCTAGAGTTATCTGTTCTGAGGTTAATCAAAATAATAAGTTAACTGCTCTTCCGGGTAGTAAATCATTCCAATTGAGTATTCAATTAGCGTCTAGTGATACGAAAATATCACCTATAATTGACACTCAAAGAATTAATACTATTTTAACTTCAAGTAGAGTTAATAGTATAATTGATGACTATGCTACTGATAAGAGAGGAAATTCTGCAACTAATGACCCCACTGCAATGCAGTATATTTCTAAAGAAATTACACTTGAGAATGCAGCGACTTCTTTACAAGTCACTATAAATGCAAACATGAATCCTTATACAGATATTCGTGCTTTCTATGCAATAAGTGAATCAGATAATTTTGATCCCGTATTTACTCCTTTCCCTGGATATGATAATTTAAATGATAGAGGAGAAATGATTAAGTTAGAGGATAGTAGTGGTCGTTCTGATGCATATGTTCCTTTACCAGAGAATGCTGCTAGTGAGGACGATTTGTGGTCTGAGCATACCTTTAGTTCAAAAGAATTGCCAACCTTTAGGTCTTATAGGATCAAGTTTGTAATGACTTCAACCAGTCAGGTATATACACCTTCAGCTAAAGATTTAAGAGTAATAGCACTCGCTTAATTATGGAATATATTAAAGTAAAGGATCACTCAAATTTAGTGAGAGATCCTAAAACGCAAAGCATCATAAACACCAACAAATCTGGTTATGATGAATATATTGCGCGACGTGATTCTGCTAAGCAATCTGACCAAAAATCTCAAAATATGGAAGAAGATCTTGCCAATTTAAAAGGTGAGATTGGTGAAATTAAGGATTTATTGCACCAGCTCGTCCAGTCTAAATATCAATAAAGGAAATTGTGTAAATGGCACAACCATCTACAAGAACAGAATTAATTGATTATTGCAAGAG